AAGCAGGCAACGGCTAGGTATTACGCAGAAAACAAACAAGCGTGCTTAGCGGCGCAAGCTGAGTATCGTGAGCGACACAGGGAGAAAATCGGCGCAAAGATTTCTGAGTACAGGAAAACGCCAGACGGCAAGCGCAAAAAGGCGCAGTCCGACCGAGCCTTCGCAAGAGCTAACCCAGATAAGGTTGCGACATACGGCAAGCGCTATCGACAAGGCAACAAAGAAAAAATCGCAGCTCACGTACAGACGAGACGCGCGGCTAGGTTGCAGGCTGTCAACAACCAAGACAAGGAGCTACTGGTGCTTGCCTCGCAAGAAGCAAACCGCTTGGCAAGACTGCGCACAAAGCTAACCGGCTTTCCGTGGGAGCTCGATCACATCGTTCCGTTAAGGGGTGACAGTGTTTCAGGCCTTCACAATCCGGCGAACTTTCGTGTTGTGCCCAGATCGGTAAATCGCCGCAAGTCAAAAAAATTTGACGACACCCTTGCGCTGGCTATCACAATGATGTAGTATTCGGGCCGGGTCAGTGCGTCAGTTGCCATGGCCCGTTTTTCATGGATGAACCTTTTCAAGGGGACGCTCTTCGGGGCGTCCCTTTTTCTTTGGAGATGACGTTTGAAACTTGAGGACTTCCGCTCAGCAACTTGGAAGCGACTGTCGCAGCACATTGATGAACGCATCGATGAGCTACGACAGTTGAATGACAACCCGTCATTTGACGAAAAGAAAACAGCCGGCATTCGAGGTGGGATTGCCGAGTTGAAAAGAATTCTCAGCCTTGCCGAACAAGCAAGCCTGAGTCCAGCAGTCGACCCCGAAGAACTCTCCGGCGCCGGCGACACCAACGGTCAGCAATGACCACCAGTAAGTGAGACGCACAAACATGCAAGTACAGGAAAAAGTCAACCCGACAGAAGAAGCACAGAAGATCTGGGACCAAATCGATGCTGAGGAATCTGGCCGCGCGCAGCCAGCCCCAAGCGACGAAGGTCTCCCAGAGGACAAGCCCGCCGATACCGAAGCCGCCGCCCACGCACCCGCCCCCGAGGCCGATGCACCACAGGACGGTGATGACAAGGTACCCACGAGCGAGCAAGTTCTACTGGATCGGATCTCAGGACTTGAGTCAATGCTTGGCCAAGTCACGCAACGACTGCGGAACGCCGAGGGCCATATCGGTGGTTTGGGTAGCCAACTGAAGCAACAGCAACAGGTGGCAGCACAGGTCACTGCAAAGGGTGGCGATGCGCCGAGCGCGAGTGAAATCCGCGACGCAAATCAAAACCCCGCAAAAATGGAAGCCCTCAAGAAGGACTATCCCGAGTTCGCGGATGCGATGGAGTCAGCTCTGAATGAGCGGCTGAGTTCGCTTGAGCAACAGCTCAAAGCAGCACAGCAGCAACCTCAGCAGCAACCTGCTGGCGTAAGCCAAGAGGAGATCCAGCGCTTGCGAGCAGAGATGGCCGTCGAGGTTCGGCATCCGGGTTGGCAGGATCGTGTACAGACGCCCGAATTCACAGGTTGGCTTAACCGCCAGCCGCGCGAAGTTCAGATGCTTGCGGCGAGCGAAAGCCCGCAAGACGCAGTACGACTGCTAGATCTGCACTCCGAAGCAACGAAGGCGGTGTCGTCACAAAGAAACCAGCGACTGTCTGCTGCGGCGGCAATCCCCTCTGGTCGCTCTGGCTCCCAAGTCAGAGGCAAGGCTGTAGAGGATATGTCACCACAGGAGTACTGGAGCTACTTAGACCAACTTGACAAGCAAAAGGCTTAATCATGCAAACCTACTCCCTAGTTCCTAGCCGGAACCTCATCATGGCCGAGCGCGAAATGCTCAAGCACGCCATGCCAATCAAAGTGTTGAGCACCTTCGGTACTCAGAAGCAATTGCCCCAGAACAAGACTGACACCGTGGTGTTCCGTCGCGCTCTGCCAATTGACGCTGGTTCTAACGGCGCTCCCAACATCACCGCCAGCAACTACTTGATGCAAGAAGGCGTGACACCCGGTGCTCGCACCATCAGCTATCAAGACGTTCAAGTGACTGTTCAACAGTACGGCGTGTTGATGAAGCTCTCCAGCAAAGCTGAAGCCATGTACGAGGATGACATCCCCGGCGACATGGTCAAGTTGGTTGGCGAGCACATGGCCTCTATCGAAGAGTTGATCTCTTACGGTGTGGTCCGTGGCGGTACCAACGTGGTGTACGCAAACGGCAGCTCACGCGCCGCAGTGAACACAGCCATCACTCTGAACAAGTTGCGTCAAGCAGCTCGTCAGTTGGAGTCTGCATTCGCTCAGCTCGTGACTGAGAAGTTGGCCGCCTCTGTGAACTACGGCACTAGCGCTGTGGAACCTGCCTACTTGGTGTTCATCCACACCGACATGGAAGCCGACTTCCGTAGCATCAGTACCTTCGTGCCTGTTGCCAAGTACGGTTCACAGAAGCCTGTGCACGAGCGCGAGATCGGTGCTGTTGAGCGTTTCCGCATCATCACCAGCCCCTACTTCAAGCCTTTCCTGTCCGCAGGCGGCTCGATCACTTCCGGCACTTTCTTGTCGGCAGGTGGCACTTCTGGCACTACCGCCGATGTGTACCCCTCTATGGTGGTTGCACAAGAGGCATGGGGCCAAGTTGCATTGAAGGGCATGGGCGCTATCACTCCCATCTACTTGCCCGCAAAGCAGATCACCCACGCTAACCCAATGGGTCAGTTCGGTTACGTCGGCGCCAACTTCTACAAGAACGCTGTGCGCTTGAACGAAAACTGGATGGTCCGCATTGAGAGCGCTTGCTCTGCACTGTGATGACTGGGGGCTTCGGCCCCCATCTCCAAATCTCTTCTCTTAAGGAAATCAATCATGTCTGATAACCAATCTCTCAACCGTGGTCTAACCATGGCCCTCAACAGCGGCGGCTTGGCCGAAGGCACCAACGCCAACACCATCAAGACCGTTGCTGACATCAACTACGTTATCGATGGCCGCTTCTACTCGAAGACAACCACCGACAACATCGCTATCAGCTACAGCGGTCCTTCTGTGTACCAAGCTGCTGCCGGCGGCATTCAAACTGTTAACGGCGGCTTCACTGGCGGCGCTAACGGCTCGACTCGCATCTACGGCATCTTCTTGGATACCTCTGGCGCTGTGTCTCTGTTGCCCGGTCCTATCGTTGACTCTGCTGAGTTGGCTGCTGGCCGTGTTGCTTTGGAGTGGCCTGACGCCCCCAACGGTGTGTGCCCCATCGGTGGCATGCGCATCGCTCTGACTGCCGGTACCACCTTCACTCCCGGCTCGACCGATCTGTCCGCTACTGGCGTGACCGATACGTTCTACAACTTGGCAGACATGCCTGCCAATCCTCTGACTGCCTAATCGCAGTTCAACCGGTGGCCACCTTCGGGTGGTCACCACCCCCTAATTTTTTGGAGACCCAACCATGTCAAGCAAACCCGTCAATTCATACGAACGCAAGAAGACTGTCGACTCGAACGAAGTCGAGATCGTCGGCCAAGTGCAAGACGCCAAAGAGGTGCTCGGCACCAAAGGCCACGAGATCGACACCGATCGCGTGATCAGCACTGAGCAGATCGACCGCGAAGCATTCATGCGTGACGAGATGGAAATCATCTTGATGGAGCCGAACAACGAGAACGAAGCTCAGTTCTGCGAAGTCAACGTGAACGGTGACTACAAGCTGCTGCTGCGCAATGGCGAGCCACAAACGCTGCGCCGTTATCACGTTGCTGTATTGGCTCAAGCCAAGCAGTCGCGTGTGCGCCAGAAGAAGATTGTTCAGCCTGACGGGTCTATGGGTTTCGTCGAAGAGAACGTGCTGTCGCTGACTTACCCCTTCAGCGTCTCGCACGACCCCAACCCCAAGCAAGGCGCGCCATGGCTGCGTCAGATGCTGGCTAACCCCGTCTGATCATGAACTTCTTACAGCTCGCTCAACGCCTCAGTGTCGAGTGTGGAATCTCGGGCACGGGCCCGACTTCCGTCACTGGACAGACTGGCATGAATGCCAAGCTCGTCAATTGGATCCAGAGCGCTTGGCTCGAGATCCAAGGCGTGCATGACAACTGGGGATGGATGCGCGAGCAGTTTGCGTTCAACACAGTCGCCAGCACTGGTGACTATCTGCCGACCGCAGTCACAAACACCGTGACCGGTCAGCCGATCACTGACCTTCGCTACTGGTGGAAGGACACCTTCCGCTGCCAGAAGGTCAGCATCGGTGTGCAAGATGAGCAGTGGCTCGTCGAGTGGGAGTACCAAGTATTCCGCAACACCTACCGCTTCAACGTGCAAGTCGATGGTCGCCCCGTGGTGTACGCCATCAACCCGCAGGGCAAGGCCGTGATGCTTGGCCAAGTTCCCGATGACGTCTACAAGATCAGCGGCGAGTACCAAACCACACCAGCAAGCATGGTGGCGAGCACGGACGAGCCGGGTATCCCCAACAGTGCTTTGCACATGATCATCGTCTACAAGGCGATGACGTTTTATGGAATGTACGAAGCCGCGCCAGAAGTCTTGCAGCGCGGCAACACCGAATACAGCCGCTTGCTCAACCAACTCGAGCGTGAGCAGCTCCCCGAGATCTATCTGGGCAACCCGCTCGCGTAAGGACCGCCGATGAATCTGAACGGCGTCCCACCAGTTCGGTATGACCTGATCCGCCTTGCCGGCGGATTGGATCAAGTCACACCCACGCTGTCGCTCAAGGCCGGCACCGCTCGACGCGTCGCCAACTTCGAGTGCTCGATCACCGGCGGCTATACGCGCATTGCAGGCTACGAACGCTTCGATGGTAGGCCTAACCCTTCGGACGCCCTTTACATCGTCTTGACGGTCTCTGTGATCAATCCTATTGCGGTTGGCGACACCATCGTTGGTGCGACATCAGCCGCTGAGGGTAAGGTCATCTTGGTCGACGGCGAGACCGTCGTCATCACCCGCGTGACCGGCACGTTTGTCGCAGGCGAGTCGATCGCTGTGTCGACCACTACCGTGGGCATCATCGATGAGGTGATCGGTACCGTTGCCGACGGCTTGACTGACGCCACCTACAGGGCGCTCGCTGCCGACGACTACCGCGAAGACATCGACACCGTCCCCGGCTCTGGCCCCATCCGTGGCGTGGCCTACTACGCTGGCGATGTCTACGCTTGGCGCGACAACGTGGGCGCCACAGCACTGGCCATGTACAAGTCAAGCAGCAGCGGCTGGACCGCCATCACGCTTGGCATCGAGCTGAAGTTCGACGACGGCACGACTGAGATCGCCGAAGGTGCAACCGTTGTTGGCGGCACCAGTGGTGCAACCGGCATCGTGCGCCGCGTCGTTGTCAGCGCAGGCTCATGGGGCGGCGCAGTTCATGCTTCCGGTCGCCTGATTTTCTCTTCGGTCACCGGCACATTCCAAGACAACGAGCACATCAACGTCGGCGGCAGCAAGTACGCATTGGCCGACGGCGTCAACAGCCAAATGACTTGGGACGACGGTGGCCGCGTGCAGCACGTGGTGGCCAACTTTGGCGGCGGCCAGACCAACCGCAGCCTGTACTTCTGCGACGGCGTTAACCGCGCATTCGAGTACGACGGTGAGTACCTGATCCCGATCTCGACCAGCATGTCACCCGACGCGCCCACGCGCATCGCTGTGCACAAGCAGCACTTGTTCTTGGCCTTTGGTCACTCGTTGCAGTTCTCTGCGATCGGTGACCCATACGTCTGGGATCCAGTGCTGGGCGCCGGCGAGATCGCGATGAATGCACCGATCTCTCAGTTGCTGTCACTACCCGGCGATCAGTCGAGCGGTGCGCTTGCTGTCTACACGCAGACCGACACATCGGTGCTGTACGGCAGCAGCTCAGAAAACTTTGCACTGAGCACGTTCAACGTCGGTACCGGCGGCATTGCCAACACTGGCCAGAACTTCGATCAGTCGTATGTGCTGAGCGAGCGTGGCGTGATGGCGATGGGCACCAGCTTGAACTTCGGTAACTTCCAGTCCGCATCGCTCACGATGAACCTGCGCCCATTCGTGCAGGTGCGACGCAACTTGGCCACGGCCAGCGTTGTCAACCGCGAGAAGGGTCAGTACCGCGTTTTCTTCAGCGACGGCACAGGCCTCTATCTGACGATCGCCAACGGCCAGTACATGGGCGCCATGCCAGTGCAGTTCCCGAACCCCGTGCTGTGCAGCACAGAGGGTGGATCGGTCGACGGCACTGAGGTGTCGTACTTCGGATCTGACAACGGCTATGTGTACCGACTCGACGCCGGCACATCGTTTGATGGCGCGGTCATCCCTGCCAACATAACGCTGGCCTACAACGCCTCTGGCTCGCCACGTATCTTGAAACGCTATCGCCGTGCGAGCGTCGAGATGACTGGCGACTCGTATGCCGAGTTTGCTTTCAGCTACGACTTGGGCTACCGCACGCCAGAGCTGAACCAGCCTGACGACGAGGTCTACACCAACGACCTGCGTTCAGCCTACTGGGATTCTTTAACTTGGGACAACTTCGTTTTCGATGGTCGAGACATCTCGCCGTCTGAGGTTGAAGTCACTGGCACTGCGGAAAACATGGCCATCCGCATTTCGTCAGTGTCCAACCTGCTGAAGCCGTTCACGGTGAATTCGATAATCATCCACTACACCATGAGAAGGGGGTTGCGATGAGTAGAAACAAAAGCGCGAAGTCGCAACCGGAACTCAATTTGTATTGGTGCAGCAGACATCAGTCGCTGTTCGACAAAAGCATGTTCTATACGAACAAGCGCTCGTCTCTCGGTGTGATGTCCGTCTGCAAAACTTGCAGCAAAGAGCTGGCGACGGAGCATCGCGTGAAAAATCCATCCTCATATCTTGCGGCGGCAGAGCGCTACCGGAAGAGCGAAAAGGGTGCGGCATACAAGGCCGACTGGGAGAAGAGAAACAAGGAGCGCAGAGCAGCTTGGCGTGCTGAATACATGCCGAGAAAACTAACTCTCAATCGAGAGCGGGTGATGCTCAAAGGCGAGGCGACTCCTCCTTGGGCAAACAAGGTTGAAGTCAGAAAAATCTATGTTGAAGCGAAGACGTTAACAAAGAGCACGGGCGTTCAACACGATGTTGATCACATCATTCCACTCAAAGGGAGGAATGTCTGCGGTCTTCATGTTGAATCAAATCTGCGAGTGATCACGGCCGACGAGAATCGCCGCAAGAGCAATCAATTTCATCAGGTGTAACACATGCCAAACAGTTTCTACAACCATTCCACCTACCCAGCGCCAAACGCTCCCGGCTCCTCTGCCGCGTTCCGCGCCGAGCTGGATCTGATCACCGCTGGCTTTGCAAAGCTACCCACCTTGTCTGGCAATGGCTACAAGGTGGCGATGATCAATTCAGACGGCACGGCACTCATCGCCTCGAGCGCCTTGCAGTCGCTGGCCATCACCGCCTCGACGATCAACAGCACTGCGATCGGTGGATCCAGCGCCAGCACCGGCGCATTCACTACCGTGACCGCGAGCAGCGGCTTTACCGGCGCACTCACAGGCAACGTCACAGGTAATGTGACAGGTAACGTCACCGGTAACTTGACCGGTAACGTGACATCGGCAGGCTCGAGTTCATTCGCCAACGCCACCATCACAGGTGGCACGATCAACAACGTGGTGATCGGCGCCAGCACAGCTCAAGCCATCACCGGCACGCTGATCACTGCGACCTCCGGCTTTGCTGGCGCATTGACCGGTAACGTGACTGGCAACCTGACCGGCAATGTGACCGGTGATGTCACTGGCAACGTGACAGGCAACGTGACCGGAAATGTTACGGGCAACCTGACTGGCAACGTCACCGCCAACAGCGGCACATCAACATTCACCAACGTGACCATCAATGGCACGTTGAACATGGACTCCGGTACAACCGGAACCATCACTGGCTTGACCGCACCAAGCGCCAGCGACGAGGCTGCCAACAAGGGCTACGTCGACACGCAGGACGCACTCCGCTTGGCCCTGACAGGCGGCACTATGTCTGGTGCGATCGCCATGGGTACCAGCAAGATCACTGGGCTGGGCACCCCTACCGCTGACGCCGACGCGGCCACCAAGGCCTACGTGGACGGCGTGGCACAGGGTCTTGATGTCAAGGGCAGCGTCAAGGTGGCAAC